GGGCGGTAAAGCCATCGTGACGTCTACTCCCAATTCGGACGAAGATCAGTTCGCGTTGTTGTGGAAAGGCGCCAACCGCTGCGAAGACGAGTTCGGCAATCCTACCGAGGTGGGCGTGAATGGCTTCCGGGCCTATCGCAGCTACTGGCACGAACATCCCGATCGCGACGAAGCATGGGCACAGCAGCAACGCGCAGCCTTGGGCACCGAGCGCTTCAGGCGCGAGCACGATTGCGAATTCATTATTAATGATGAGACCCTGATCAATCCCGTGGCCTTGTTCGATTTGCAGGGCCAGGATCCTCTGTTCAAGACCGGCGAAGTGCGCTGGTTCCGGCGCCCCGAACACGGCAGGATCTATGTAGTAGGGCTGGATCCTAGCTTGGGTACTGGCGGCGATCCCGCCGCCATCGAAGTATTTGAAGCCAACACCACTTGCCAGGTCGCGGAATGGAAGCACAATCGCAGTGACATACCCACGCAGATACGAGCGTTGGCCGACATCATACGGATCATCAATGACACCGTAAAGGATCCACGCAGCATATACTACTCAGTGGAAAACAACAGCATCGGAGAAGCTGCACTTATCAGCATCGCTGAATACGGCGAAGAAAACATCCAAGGATATTTCCTCAGTGAGCCTGGTGTGGCTGGACATAAAAGGATGCGCAAAGGCTTCAACACCACGCCCAAATCAAAACTGGCGGCCTGCGCTAAATTCAAACATCTAGTAGAGAGCGGCAGGCTCGAGATACACAGTGCCAGCTTGATCAGTGAGTGTAAAACTTTCGTGGCACATGGCACCAGTTACGCGGCCAAAACCGGAGAGCATGACGATCTCGTGATGTCCACACTGTTAGTGGTGCGCATGCTGCAGGTGCTGCAGAGCTATCACAGCGAGCTCGACACACAGATGCGTGATCACCAGGACACAGTGATAGAACCCTTGCCGTTTGTCATGGTGATGTAACTAAATACTGTCATGGAAAACAACACGGCCAAAAATTTATATGATATCCTGGTGACCCGGGATTTTGAACCCGAGATCTTGGACTCTTCGGGCAAGAGCGTCGCTGACCCCAACGAGGCCGAGCTGTTTAGCTTTGACTGGAAAACCGATGGTAGCAACTATGGCACCGTGGTGATACTACTGGGCAGCAGCAATGACCTAGAGATCTACTACGGGGACAACCTAGGGCGCGGCATGGACAGCGAAGATCGTGGTGCATGGTATGATTTTCTGGCCCAGATGAAGAATTTTGCCACGCGCAACATGCTGTCTTTTAAACTCAACAACATCAACCGGCTGAAATACACCATGCAGGGCATGGCTGCCATCCGTGAAGGTCTGTTTGAGGGTTATTACGGTCGGAAAAATATCAGCTACAGCGATCAGCCCAAGCAAACACGATTGATGATACGGCATGATCGCAATCTCGCCGAAGGTGAACCACGATATCGCGCCATCGAAAGCCTGTTCGTCGAGACCGCTGACGGTGAGCGGTTCCGCGTGCCTAGCCGCAGCCTGGCTCATGGACGCATGCTGGCTCGGCATGTCGCCGAAGGTGGTCGACCCTATGATGCATTTGGACAGCATATAACCAACATAGTCAATGAGATCAACACTCTGGATAGATTTATCAGGGCGAGTCGTAATCGAAGATTCGAAGGCCCGGCAGCCGGCATGGTAGAAGCAGCAGTGAAACACTACGGTGATCTCAAAGCCAAAGCCAAGCGTATGATCAGCCAGCGCGGTTATCGAGAAGAGCGCGAACAGTTTGATCCGGCACAAGAACAACCCCAGGATCATGTGATCTCGGAGATACGCGATATGTTCATAGAACAGACTCTGGACACACGCATCGAAGAAGCCCTGCCAGTTCTGGCATCGCTGTCCAGATCTGCCATGAGAGAAGTAGAGGAGTTTGATGCTTGGACACAGGAAGTCACGGATCGGATAGATCTCCCCACCGCCAAGGGCGAGACGAATCAGCTGGAAGAACTAATGTCACAACCTCTACCAGTGGGCCCCGATGCCATCAACGCCATCGAACAACTCAATGACATCATCACCGATGATGAGCTGTTCCGCAGCCTCGAAGATCTCGCGGCACAGGATCCCGAGGCCGACGCCAGACCACTGATACAGCAGAGGATGGAAGAACTGGGCATGGACATCGAGCCAGGAGATCAGGATGATGACATGTCGGAAGACTTCGACACCGATGGGGTGATGATGACCAGATCCAGCACCATGAGCAGCGAGAGCGCGGAGCCTGATCACACGCTGGCCAGGTTGATAGAACTCGTCAAGCGATGAACAGCAGCACCGCGGCAGTGGTGCTGACTTATCCCGGGCATTTTTTCCAGACTGATTTGACAATCAAGAGTATCAAGCTACAGTATGTGCGAATGGGATCTTTTGGAGTGTTTCCAGCAGGAAATACTGGGCCGGCCACGGCCCTGGAATTGCGAATCTGGTGATGCCATCGATACCACATGGGTCTGTGATCGAGAACTGGGCCTGGATTGGTTCCAATCTCACGGCATCGAGCCTGACCCCAGGATCTGGCCGCAACTGCCTCTGGCAAAATATCTCTGACTTTTCGTTGACAGACATAAATATCAGCACGTATACTCAGTGTAGTATGCGTTTGAAGGCACATACTAGGCACACATAGGCAACGAAAGGACAATCAACTATGGCATCACTAGCAGAAATCCGCGCACGACTCGCAGCCGCAGAGTCTAACCGAGGCGGACAATCAACTGGCGGCGACAATCAGATCTACCCCCACTGGAACATGGAAGAAGGGCACTCAGCCGTGGTGCGGTTCTTACCTGATAGCAACAACAAGAACACCTTCTTCTGGGTAGAACGAGCCATGATCAAGCTGCCGTTCGCTGGCATCAAAGGCGAAATGGAAAGCAAACAGACCCAGGTACAGGTACCCTGCGTGGAGATGTGGGGCGATGCTTGTCCGATCCTGGCCGAAGTGCGCACCTGGTTCAAGGACAAGAACCTGGAAGACATGGGTCGCCGGTACTGGAAAAAGCGCAGCTACATCATGCAGGGCTTCGTGCGCGAGAATCCGCTCACAGATGACAAGGCACCAGAAAATCCCATCCGGCGTTTCATCATCGGTCCGCAGATCTTCCAGATCATCAAGGCCAGTCTCATGGATCCCGATCTCGAGGAGCTGCCCACGGACCTCCAGCGTGGCCTAGATTTCCGCATCACCAAGACCTCCAAGGGCGGCTACGCTGACTACAGCACTTCGAAATGGGCACGCAAAGAATCCGCACTCTCAGAAGCGGAACAAGCGGCCATTGAACATTATGGGTTGTTTGATTTAGCATCTTTCCTGCCCAAGCGGCCCACTGATGTTGAACTGAAAGTCATGAAAGAGATGTTCGAAGCATCGGTGGACGGACAACCGTTTGATGCCGAGCGCTGGGGTCAGTATTTTCGCCCCGCTGGCATGGTAGCACTCACGGGTTCCCAGCCTGCTGCTACAAGCGATGCTGAAGATACTCCGGTCGCACGTCCAGCGGTGGCCGCGAAGCCTGCGGTCAGCCAGTTTGACGAGGATGATGGACCCGCGGCTGCCGCGGCACCGGTCGTTAAACCTGCCACCACGCAAAAGGCCGAGGACATCTTGGCCATGATCCGGGCGCGGCAAAACAAAAACTAATGTTGCAGGTTTACCAACATTGGGACCCACTACGTGTTTGCGTGGTGGGTCGCTGCTATCCTCCAGATTTTTTTTCTTGGATTACAAATACACGAGCAAGAAATCTGTTTAAACAAATTGCTCAAGAAACAGAGGAAGATCTACAAAAAATAATCCAGAAATTACGGTCTTTTGAGGTACAGATTCTAAGACCAGAAATACCAAATCCTACGTTGATTAATGGCACCTATCCAAAGCCACCAATCACTCCCAGAGATTATATGGTAATGATTGGCACAACTTTTTACGAATCATGGTCTACAAATTTCAACGAATATAATTATCGAGATATCAAAGATCCAAGTTGGCCAGAATGCAGCACTTGGGACGAGTTTAACAGGTTACCTACTCATATACAGGAAGAGTGCAAAACCGTCTTTGGTCTTGGACTCTTACAAACTAAGCGATCGGAATATGATAAAATTATCGAGATAATACGACAAAAAGGTAATATTGTAAAATCAGGAAACAATTGTATAAATGGTGCTATGGTAGCACGCATCGGTAAAGATCTCTTTTTTGGAACAAACTCATATGATCAAGACTTAGAAAAAACTAAAAATATGATAGATAGAGAGTTCCTTACAACAAGAAATCATGTCGTAAATACCGGTGGTCACAGTGATGGTACATATTGTCCAGTCTGTCCAGGATTAATCATTAGTACA